GCTAAAAATTGCATAATTCCTGATAAAACTCGGAAAGCTGTTGCTGAAGCCAATAAAAAAAGAAAAGGAATCCCTACTAGGATAGCTTCTTTTGCTGGTAAAAGTCATTCTAATGAGCATAAAGAATACATGCGTAAAAAAATGACTAATCGTGTATTTTCTCCTGAAACTTTATTGAAAATGAGTATTTCACAAAAGAAAAGGTTTAATAAAAATGTTGAAATGGCTTAAAAACGCATGGCCTTGGAAATCAAAATCTATGACCACAGAACAAATCATTACTTCTTGGGCAGCATTTAACAACGAATCAGCTAAATTTAGAGATACAAGACTTCAACAGTTGTTAGATGAAGATAAACCTCGTAAACCAGCCCTTAAAAAGGCTACAACTCGGAGCAAGACCATGCCACTCAAGAAATCAGCAAGCCCTAAAGCATTTAAAGAAAACATTAAAACTGAAGTAAAAGCTGGTAAACCAGTAAAACAAGCTGTTGCCATCAGTTACGCAGTTAAAAAAGAAGCAACTAAGAAAGGTAAAAAATGAACATTGTCTTTACAGTAGATCAAATTAACTCTATTTTGGCTTATTGCGACCAAATGCCATATAGATTTGCTAAACCATTGATTGACCAAATCCAAGCTATTGCTGAACCTCAAGTTAAAGAGCAAACTCCAGTAGAAGTAGTAGCGGAATGACAAGCCCTAATTTTTACCTTCCTTATCCTGTTCCGCAAAGCATTGATGAAATTCAAGCGGATATGAACGCAGTTATTAATCAGCCTGGAGTGCCACAAGAGTTGCAAGACCAATGGAAGAATGTGCAAAATAGTCCAGAGGTGCAAGCTGATGTAGATCAGGCTGAAGCTAATAGCGATTCAATGGCTAATGAGTAAGTAATTGTTTACTAACTTTAATATCCAATAAAATCATGGACATGGAACAAGAATCAATTATTCCTGATGAACCTAAAAAGGTAGGGGCTCCTATTGGCAATCAAAATGCTAAGAAAAAGCCTTTTACTGAGCAGATGAAAAGGTTCATTCTTGCCAATCCTGAAAAGATGGAAAAGATCATTGAAGGCATTTTTAAAGAAGCTGAAGATGGAAGTCTGGCTGCATTAAACATCATTATGGATAGAGTAGAAGGAAAGCCAATACAGGCTACCGACATTACTTCATCTGATGGAACAGTCATTAGCGCAATAGCTATGAGCTTTGTAGAGCCTGATGGAAACAAAGATTGACGAAAAAGGGGTTATTTGGCCCCAATTTCCTGCCAAACTTAAATGCCTATTTGAACCAAAAAACAGCCGTTATCGTGTTCTTTATGGTGGGCGTGGAGCTGGTAAATCTCATTCTGTAGCTAGAGCATTACTTTGCATAGGCGCATCAAGAACAGTCAGAATCTTATGCGCCAGGGAGTTTCAGACTTCCATTAAAGACTCGGTTCACAAACTTTTAGTAGATCAAATCTACAATCTAAGGCTTGAAAGCCTATATGAAATCACTCAGACCTCAATTAGAGGGGTAAATGGCACAGAGTTTATCTTTGCTGGCATCAAAAACAATATCAATGGCTTAAAGTCTATTGAGGGCATTGATTACTGCTGGGTAGAGGAAGCAAACAACGTAACAGCAGTATCTTGGGATATTTTGATTCCTACCATTCGTAAAGAAAATAGCGAAATTTGGATTACTTTTAATCCAGAGCTGCCAACTGATGAAACCTATAAGCGGTTTGTCATTAGCCCACCTGAGAACGCAGTAGTTCAAAAGGTCAACTGGAACGATAACCCTTGGTTTCCTGAAGTATTGGATATTGAACGGCAAACCCTTAGAACAAGAGATTTTGAGGCTTATCAAAACGTATGGGAAGGCTTTACAAGGTCAACCATTGATGGAGCTGTATTTGCTAAAGAAATGGCTAGAGCAGAGCAAGACCAACGAATAACCAATGTGCCTTACGATGCTACTAAGCCAGTAATGGCGGTATTCGATATTGGATGGGCTGATGCAACTGCGGTTTGGTTTGTCCAGTTTGTAGGAATGGAAACCAGGCTAATCCGTTATTTTGAAACAACTCAGACCACAATCAGCGAGATATTGGCTAGGATGCAGACATTCGGATATGTCTATGACACCTTGTATTTGCCTCATGATGCTCAGAATAAGACTTTGGCTGCCAATGGTAGAAGCTTAGAAGATATTGTTCGCAACTCAGGCTATAACGTCAGAATTATTGGCAAAGTTCCTATTGCTGACTCAATCAATGCTGCAAGAACCATATTTGGATCATGTTATTTTGACAAAAATAATACGGCAGCAGGGCTAGATTGTTTGCGACATTATCGGTACGATGTAGATCCAGATACCAAAGCTTTTAGTCAAAAGCCACTTCATGACAATTATTCGCATGGAGCAGATGCTTTTAGGTACATTGGGCTTATGATTCAAGAGAAGAAAGTTGTGAAACGTAAGCCGATGAATTATGATGTGTCAAGCTGGATGAGCTAACAAGGAACTAATATGGCGGTCTATGACTCAGGCAATGGTGGTATCTATTCCACAGAATATGGCGATGATTACGAATCAGGAGTAATTGAAGAAGCTAAAGAGTTTCTGCGATTTTGTTCCGACAATGATTCAAACAACCGAGTAGAGGCTTTAGACGATCTAAAGTTTGCTGGTGGTGATCAATGGCCTGTAGAAATCCAAAATAGCCGACTTTTAGAGTCTAGACCTTATTTGACCATCAACAAGATTGATGCGTATTGCCGACAGATTACCAATCAACAACGTCAGCAACGGCCTCGTATGAAGGCTCATGGCATGAATAATGATTCTGATGAAAAGATAGCAGAGATCATTACAGGCATTTGCCGACATATTGAAAACCAATCTGATGCTGATTCTGCTTACGATAATGCTTTTGATTTTGCAGTTCGTATGGGATGGGGCTTTTGGCGCATTACCCATGACTATCCAAGACCAGATAGTTTTGATCAAGAAATCTACATTAAGCGCATTGAAAACCCATTTATGGTGTATTTCGATCCTAATTCCAATGAGCCTGATGGCTCAGATGCAGAGAAATGCTTAATTACTGAAGTGATTAGCAAGGAAGCTTTTCGCAAAATGTACCCAGGCGCAGACGATGGAGGCGGTTTTACTCCTCGTGGCACAGGCGATAGCCAATCAGAATGGATTACAAGGGAAGATATTCGTGTAGCAGAATATTTCTATACAGAACGCAAGCGCATGAAATTGCTGCTTTTGTCTGATGGAACCACTTGCTATGAAGATGAAAAGCCTAAAGAAACAGTCATGCAAGATGCTGGCATTTATGTCGTTTCTAAACGTGAAACCATTAAAAAACAGATTAAATGGTGCAAATTAACTGGTATGCAGATCCTTGAACAAAGGGATTGGGCTGGTAGTTACATTCCTGTTGTGCCTGTTTATGGTCAGCAGCTCATTGTGGATAGCAAAAAGAAGAAGTTTGGCCTTACTCGTATGGCTAAAGATCCACAGCGTATGTATAACTTCTGGTCAACTGCCCTTACTGAATCTGTTGCCCTTGCTCCAAAGGCTAAATTCCTCCTTGCAGAAGGTCAGGATGAAGGTCATGAAATGGAATGGAATCAGGCAAACATCAAGTCGATGCCTGTATTGCGTTACAAACAAACTGACTCTGAAGGTCGCATGGCTCCTGTTCCTACAAGAATTCAGCCAGAGCCACCTCCAGCAGGAATGGTCACAGCATTACAAGGTTTAGATGGGGATTTAAAAGCAGTTGTTGGTATTTATGATCCAACTCAGCTTCCTAATGGTAATCAATCTGGAAAAGCCATAAATGGTATGCAACAGCAAACCGATATGACTAACTTCCATTATTACGACAATCTGACTCGTTCTATTCGTCAAACTGGGCGAATTATTGTTGACCTGATTCCTCATATTTATGACAAAGAACGAGTATTGCGGATTATTGGCGCAGATGGCAAAGGTGAGTTAGTGACTCTTAACCAGCCAGGCGTTGATGATCAAGGCGTTGAAAAAGTATTAAATGATGTAACTGTAGGCCAATATGACGTAGTGATGGAAACAGGCCCAGGCTATGCTTCCAAACGTGCTGAAGCTTATGATTCTATGGTTCAGATGCTTTCAGTTGATCCTACTTTAATGCAAACTGCTGGTGACTTGATATTTAGAAATTCAGATTTCCCAGGCGCAGACATTATTGCTGACCGATTAGCTGCTGCTAACCCAATGGCTCAAATTGATGAGAAATCACCAGTTCCTCCACAAGCTCAAATGCAGTTGGCTCAATCTCAACAGACTATCCAGCAGTTGCAACAGCAGATTCAAGCTATGCAAATGGATATTCAGTATGGTGCTAGTGTTGCAGAGCAAAAAGACAAAGCCATGTTGCAAAAAACTGAAATGGAGCTGGAAGTTCGCAGAGAAGATTCTCGTATGCGTACAGATACTCAAGCGCATGACACAGTTATTAAGACAGAAACTCAGAAAGAAATTGAGCAAATGAAGGCGCAACTTGCCCTAATATTGGCTCAAATGAATTTGAAAGATCAAAGAGCAGCTTTAGACGAAGCAATAGAAAGAGGAATTTAAAATGGCAAGAGATATTGTTACATCAGAAAATCGTGCTGAATACATGGCAAAGAAGCTTAATTCTATGGAAGAAGCTGATGAAATGCCTACTAAAAAGCCTAAAAATGAACAAGATGAAAGAGCAAAAAAGCATCCAAAATATGCATTGCTTAAAGCTAAAATAGGCAAACGTGGTGCTATAGATGCAATCTTGAAAGAATTAAACGAAAAGCAATAATTAAGCCAACCTAATCGGAGGATATATGGCAACAGTAATAGGCGCAAACGTAATTGAATGGAAAATGAAAGAAATGGCTCGTAAAGCTGGCGTTAAATATGAGCCAGAAGGCAAAGCCAATCCGTTCGCTGGCATGGACAAAGCTCAACTTAAAGAGCAAAAATCTTTGATTAAGCAAGCCAAAAAAGAATCAAAGAAATAGACAAGAATTATTTTTAGTAGTATTTTCGTATCAAATAACAGAGGAGCTTGAGAAATCATGGCCGAAGTAAGAGAAGCAAGTAGTGTAGTAACAAGTGATAACGCAACAACCTTTTATGCAGAAAGATTAGGTTTAGCTGACGAACAAGCCTCTACTGAGGCTGAATCTGTAAAGGAAGATTCAGAGCCAGAAGGTGATGTTGAACAGAGTGAACCAGAAGCAAAGGAAGAAGCTAAGAAGCAAGAACCTGAGAAGCAGAAAGATAAGCTTAATAAGCGGTTTGACAAGGTAACGAAAAGGGCGCAGGAAGCTGAAGCCAAAGCTCGTGATCTAGAAGAACGGCTAAAGAGTTATGAAGCAGGGAATGTCCAACAGCCACAACAGGAAACTGTAAAAGCCGAGGGTAAACCCCAAGCAAGCCAGTTTAATGATGCTTTTGAATATGCAGAAGCATTAGCGGAATGGAGTGCGGAAAATGCTTTGAAGCAAAGGGATGCAGAAGAAGCTGGTCGTAAGGCAAAAGAAGCTCAAGAAAAGGTTTTACAGTCTTGGAATGAGAAGATAGCCAAAGCAAAAGCAGATCTGCCTGATTTTGATCGCATGGTGCAGTCTAGTACGATAGTCGTTGGTGACGAAATACGAGATAGCATCCTTGAAAGTGATGTAGGACCACAGCTCCTATATTTCTTAGCATCAGATGATGACTTTGCTAAACGATTGACAGAAATGCCAGTTGTTAAAGCTCTTAGAGAAATAGGCAAGTTAGAAGCTAAATTTGAAGCAAAAGAAGCTAAATCTTCTAAAGCCGAAAAAGTCAGGGAAACTGTTTCAAGTAGTAAAGCACCTGAACCGATCAAGCCGTTAAGCGGTGGCAAAGTTGGCAAAGACGTAATGATAGACACCAATGGTGAATTTCATGGCACTTATGCTCAATGGAAAGCTGCAAGACAGGCTGGAAAAGTCAGATAAACCTAATTTTTTTGGAGAATTAAAATGGCAAATACCTTGCTAACTATCAGCAAGATCACTAACGAAGCGTTAATGGTCTTGGAAAACGAATTAACATTTACATCTGAAGTAGATCGTAACTATGATGACCAATTTGCCGTTGTTGGCGCAAAAATTGGCGCAACAGTTAACGTACGCAGACCAGGCCGTTTCATCGGTACAACTGGCCCAGCTCTAAACGTAGAAGATCTGAACGAAACTTCAGTTCCAGTTACTTTGAGCACCCAGTTCCACGTTGACACTCAGTTCACAACTCAAGACTTAGCTTTGTCCCTGGATGCTTTTTCGGATAGAATTCTGAAACCTGCGGTGGCAGCTATTGCCAATAGAATCGACTTTGACGGCACAACTACAGCAGCTTTGAACACAGCTAACATCGTTGGTACTGCAGGTACTCCTCCAACAGGTCTATACACTTACTTGTCAGCACAAGCGTATCTTGACTCTGAAGGCGCACCTCGTGATGGTCGTAGATCATGTATCGTTGAGCCATTTACATCTGCAACTATTGTTGACAGCTTGAAAGGTTTATTTGTTCCTACTGAAGCGATCTCTAGCCAATATACAAAAGGTTTGATGGGTCGTGACTCTGGCGGTATGAACTGGAAGCTTGACCAAAACATCGTGTCACAAACTTTTGGTAACTTCTCTAGCTCTACTGTTACTGCTTCTGTAGCTACTACAACTGCTACTGGTTTCTTGACCTCTGGTTGGGCTTCACAATCCACAATCACTTTGACTGCTGCTAATACAGGCACAATCAACTTGAATGCTGGTGATACATTCCAAATTGCTGGTGTGTATGCAGTTAACCCACAAAATCGTCAAGCTTACGGCACAAACAAACTACGTTCATTCGTAGTTAAACAGGCTGTTTCTGTGGCTTCCGGTTCTTCTGTTTCTGTAACAGTATCTCCAGCAGTTATCTCTAGCGGTCAGTTCCAAAACGTAAGCATCCCTAGCCCATCAGCAACTGCTGCTGTGACATTCTTTGCATCACAATACAATGCAAGTGGTAACGGAATCGTTTCTCCACAAAACATCGTAATGCACCGCAATGCGTTCACAATGGCTATGGCTGACCTTGAGTTGCCTGAAGGTGTTCATTTCGCTGGTCGTGCTTCCGACAAGGAAATTGGTCTGTCAATGCGTGTAGTTCGTCAATACACCATCAACAATGACTCAATTCCAACTCGTGTAGACGTACTCTATGGCTGGGCCCCACTCTACCCAGAGTTGGCTTGCCGAGTAGCAGCGTAATAATCGCAGGGGGTAAAACCCCTGCTTTTTAACTAAATTTAAGGAATAAAATCATGGCAAATCCAGGCCCAGCAGTAACAAGTACCACCCACCCATCGAACCTCAATAGCCAACAGGCTTTG